CACCACGGCGAGCATGCCCCTCGGTGAGCGGATCAACAGCATCTACGGGTACATCGGCTCGTTCATGGGCATCGCTACCGACCACGGCTTCAGGGTCGGGGAGTTCGACTCGAACGGTGACGTGGTCTACGGACCGCTCCTCTTCTCCCCCGCTGGTGGCTGCACTGGCATCACAGGCTACGACAGGTTCATGTACGTAGGTTCTGACACGGCCCACGATGGCACGTCAGGACTCTTCAGGGTGGACCTGGGCGCCGCTATCCAGGAGCAGTCTACGCAGGCCGTGAGGTACGCCTACGCCCGCGACGTCTATACTCGCACCGGCACCGGGCCGGTGCAGTCCGTGTCCATCCTCGGGGCCAGTTCCCGCCCGATCTTCACAGTCAAGAGCTTCGCAGTTCTTCTCACCGATGCCAACACATTGGTACCCAGTGGCTACCTGAAGACGGGGCGGATACGTTACAACACCGAAGAGCCCAAGCTGTATCGGTTCGTCTCTCTCCGCACCCCCACCCCTCTTCAGGGCAACGTCAGTTTCTCGCTCCTCACTCAGGATGGGCAAGAGATTCCGTACATCACGTACGGTCCACGTTCTGGCCTAACGTGGGAGACGTTTCAACACCTCAGCCTGCTACTCGGCAGGTTTGGATAGCTCTCAAGTTCACGCTCACCCGTAACCAGTCCGACGCCACTCTCGGTGGCGTCCTCAACGGATGGCAAGTCAAGGCCCTGCCTGGCGCTACTCGCCAACGTCTCATCACGCAGACGTTCCTGCTGTTCGATGAGGAAATGGACAAGGGCGGGCAGAGGGTGGGCACCGATGGCTATGCACGTCAGAGACTCCAGGCGTTCCAGAACCTAGCCAAGATCGGAGACGTAACAGTTTTTCAGGAACTGGCAGAGAACATCTCCACCTTGGTGATGATCGACGACTGGAAGTACACACAGCTCGGACCACCCGGTCCGAACGCATCCACTCTCGGCGGGTATCTCACCGTCATACTACGGACGGTCGCCGAGTCTACCTAGGGGGGTAGGAATGGATTCAACTCTGCTCACCACCGCAGCGATGTACATCGGGATCGCTGTTGGTGGGCACGTTTCAGGGCGGATGACCGCCCGTACCAGTGCCAGCCAGATAGCGGCCGACACGGTTGACATGCTCCAAGCTCAGATCGAAGCCTTAAAGGACGACAAGCAGGACCGCGACGATGAACTTGCGGAACTGCGCACCCGAGTGTCCACTCTCGAGAGTCTCGTGACCCAGCGTGCCGAGGTAGAATTGGTACACGAAGAGGTTCGCGGCGCCAGGGTGGTGCTGGACAAGATCGCAGTGAAGGTTGGAGCATGAGATGGAACACGACCATGAGGATCTAGTGCCCACGTGGTACAAGCCTCAGCCGTTCAGTCCGGCCACGGTGTACTCACCGGATGTCATCAGGGACATTCAGCGTACGCTCCAAGTTCCCTCGACGGGCGTGCTCGATGCACGCACGACGTCCCACATCCGTGGGCTGCAACACGTTTTAGACATCAAGCCGACCGGGGTCATCGACCTCGAGACCGCGATCCAGATCGAAAGGCTGCGCAACCGATATGTCTGAGGAGACGATAGATGAGCAAGTGGACGAAACCCCTGAGGACAGCGATCCAATCGGGAATCGCCCTTATCCCTGTGGTTCCGCTTCTGGTCCCTGCACTTGGCCTGAGTGCGACAGCGGGAGTGGGTGCCAGTTTGGTGACGGTAGCTTCACTGGCGTCGGCGGTTATGCAGACCCCGTCAGTGGAGAGACTCCTGTCGACTCTTCGGCTGGATTCGAACCTCCCCACCCCTTCGGATGGGTCGGACCCTGAAGGTAAGTGAACGAGAAGAAGCCCCAGCCTTTCGGCTGGGGCCCTTTTTTTGTGCCTAGTCCTTGAAGACGATGTACCCGATGAACACGATGGCGCAGATCAGAAGTATCATCCCTGGGGGTCCTCCAGCATGTCACGGAACATCGCGTTGGCAATGATCTCTGCTTGCCGCGCGTTCTCGTAGGTCTCTTCGGTGTTGTTCAGGGCGAGCGTCTGCTTCGCCATGTCCTCAGCCTTGACGGCCTTCTCGTACGCCTCGTACTTGTCGCCCATGCTACTCTCCTCGATCCTCAGTTGAAGCCTGCCCGTCGGCAGGCGCTTGACTCTCACGTGCCTCATTGTGCGCCTGCTTCAGAAGTTTGTCTACCTCCAGGACGAACCAGTGTCGGGCCTCTTCCTCGCTCTCCGGGAAGTCCTCGTACAGGTTGGACCAGTCCCCGTCGAACACGAAGTACAGATCGACACCAGCAGCGATGCCGTGACGCTCGCCCTCGACGCGGATAGACCCTTCGGCCTTGATCCGCTTGGTCACGAGAGCACCACCAAGAGGTGGACGAAGAACGCGATGTACAGCAGGGACCACAGGATGAGCCCCGCTGCAACCGTGCGAGTCAGGGGCTTGCGGGGCTTGTCGATCATAGCCACCGCAGCAAGGATGTTGATCAGGCTCATCACGATGAGCCAGACCAGCCCGACCTTATCGATCATCTTCGTCTCCCGGCTGCTTCGGCTTCGGTTCCAGGATGGGCCACTTGCTGTCGCTCACTCGGACTCCTTCAGTGCGTAAGCGTACAGGATGATCGCATACCCAGCGAGATCCTTGTACGTGTCGAGCAGGGGTTCGTTGTCGGGGATGCCTCCGCTACGGCGGAGGCCGTTGAGGCGCCCCATCTTGATGCCGATCTGGGTGAGGATCACGTCCTCAACCTTGGCATCCACTAGTGCTGCGGTGTACTCGAAGTTGCTGAACTCTCCGTCGATGCGGTAGTCCTGGTTCTTCGATTCGAGGGTGGTCTCCAGGTACTTGAGGGCAGCCTCGATCCAGGAGTCTGGGTTACTTGTTGAGGACAACGACCCTTCCGATCCTTGCGTGTTCGATGAGGTTGGTGCACTGCTGGCAGGGCTTGTCTGTGACGTAGATCGTGGCCCCTTCACAGCGTACCAGTCCGGCTTGAAGGATGGCGTTGTGCTCGGCGTGAATTGCGTAGCATGGCGAAGCATTGTAGTCAGCCCCGGCCGGAACTTCAGCGTAAGACAGTAGTCCCCGTGGGCATCCTCCGTCCACACAATGCTGTGCACCTGAGCGAACTCCATTGTATCCCTGTCCTATCACCTGTTTGTCTTTGACCACCACGGCCCCCACCTTGCGGCGGGAGCACGTGGATCGCTGGGACCAGATCTCCGCTATCGCGGCGAAGGTCTCATCCCATTCAGGCCTCAAAGATCTCCTTGACCAATGCGTCGATGATGTCGTCCATTGGCTCTCGGCCGATGGGGATGACCGAGTCGGTCTTCTCGATGAACTCTTCCAGGTGCTCGCGGTTCAGCTCGATGACCGTCTTGAACTCGTCAGTCTCCAGCTTCATAGCGACCTTGCGGTCACTGTCCTCCAGAGTGACGTCAGCCCCACCCGCCCATCCCGACTTCAGGGCGGTGGCGAACAGCTCCCGGCTGATCTGCCAGGGAATCACGTGGACCACGCCGGTGTCGTGGTCGGTCTCGTAGAACGTAACGTCCACGATCAGCGGATCAGATTTGTGGTACTCGTAGCTGACGGCTACGAGCTTGTCCATGCGCTGACCGTGAGCCTCGACGACCTTGCCGTAAGACATCGCCTTCATGTCTGCTCCTAGCCTGCGGGGCAACCGCAGTGCGGGGGATAGTGGGGAGGGTTCGTGCAGTTGTTGCCGGGCGAAGCCTTCAGTTGCGCATCGAAGGACGCGGCGAGAGCCGCGCTCTCCTCGGGTGTCGGGTGAGGACCAGGGCCGTAAGGGGTCGTGGCATCCTCGTCGCTGCTGGGCCCGCTGTGCTTGCCCACTAGTCTTCCTCTCGCTCGATGACCCTGCTCTTCTCGGTGAGCCACTCAAGGCCGTGCTCGGTGGTGCTCAGCTTCTGGATCTCGACGGTCACCGTCTTGTCGGTGACGTTCATCCACGGATTCCCGCCGACGTTCCGGGTGAGGTACGGACCGTAGAACTCCACGGTCTGGTACTCGTTGCCGGTGTCGTTCGAGTTGTACGGAGACGGCGGGCGGTAACCCTTGCGGGTTACCTTCTGCCGGAACACGTTCGTGGTGTCCTCGGTGTACTTCCTAGCCACGGGTCAGCTCCTCGATGTAGTACTCATCGGTCTGGAGGTTATGGATGTTGCCCTCGAAGGTGATGGCGGTCTCCTGGGGCAGCAGGGTGTCCCCGAAGGACTCGGCGATGACAGCCAGGGCCTCCCAGGCGTCGCTCTCCGTCTCGAAGAACGAGCCGCCGACCACTTCGGACGACGTGTTACCGGCGATGTCGGTCCACTCGTTGATGATGACGAACACGGTGTTCACTTCAGATCTCCTCGATCGAGTCCGCCACGCTGGTAAGCGTGAACTCCTGGTGCTTGTCGCCGTAGTACAGGGCCACGAGGTCAAGATAGTCCTCGTCAACCTCGTGGCCATCGTCCTCGAAGGTGATGACGCACTCGAACTTGAACTGCTGACTCACTTCTTGATCCTTCCGAGAAGATACTCTTTGCCCTGCTTGAGGAACATGCTGTTGCTGTCCTCACCGTCCGGCATTCTCATGCGGACCACCATCGTGTTGCCCTGATCGATGTGCTCGGACATCGCGATCCACAGGTCTTTGCCTGCGTTGTCTCCGTCTTCAGCCAAGTATACACGGCTGAAATCTTCCAGCAGGTTCGCCCAGTAGGGCTGCCAGTTCTCCGCTCCCGGCACTGCGAGTGCCGGTACGCCTGCCTGCTGCCACGTCAGAGCGTCGATCTCCCCTTCGGTGACCACGATCCAGTCGGTGGCCTGAGCCACCGAGAGAACGCCGTACAGGTTGGTCTTGGACCCCTTCCGCTTCCAGTACTTGGAGTGGTGTGGGACTTCCTTGCAGTTGTGGTTCTGAATGCACCGGAAGTTGAAGTTCACCGGCCCGGTCCTGGTGAGGTACGGGATAGCCAGGTACCCAGTCGCAGGCTCATGACCCGGAAGAGCGTCCCGGACGACGCCAAGTCCTCTGGTCCGAGCGAACTCCAGATCCAGACCTCGTGCCGCCAGCCATCCTTCCGCGTCTCCCAGGTGCGGGCTGTACGTTTCCCAGGCTCGCTCCAGATATTGTCTCTGCTCTTTGCTTAGCTTCAGCGTAGCTCACCTGTTCCCATTGCATGATGATCTGAGTCGCTGTCCCTGTCGGGCAGTCGTCCGCGTGGCAGTTGAAGACTTGCAGTGTGGTGTTGATCGACGCCGAAGCATCCGAGTCGGGGTGGAACGGGCACCGGACCGAAGTCCAGCCCCGCCCTTCCCCGAAGCCTAGCGTGACGCCCTTCAGTGCCTCGATGACCGGGACGATCGGGTACAAGGGGAAGTCATCCCCAGAGCTTGCGCCTCTCCGCCTCATCTTCCACCTTGGCTAGTGCGGTCCGAAGGTTGACGGCGTACTCGCCGTTGCCGTACACCACTTCATCGTTGCCGTAGTACGCCTCGTCGTACAAGCAGGAGTGCACGGCGTCGAGTTCTTCGTTGGTGAAGTTCACTTCTTCTTCGGCCTTCCCCGAACGCTGCGGTCTTCCGCAGCCTTGTCGATACGGGCGGCTTCGGTGTCGTTGGGCCGTCGTCCGTTGGCTGCCTCGAAGGCGTCCTTCAGCGCATCCTTGCGCTGCTCAACGGGCGGCATCTCAGGGTTGGGGGTCATCCTCGCTCCTCATCTTCCTCGATAGCCTCACCCAGGTACTCGTGCAGACGCTTGGTGAGACCGATGTCCGCACGCTGTTCGTCCATTTCCTTCATGAACCTCAGCCACGCGGTGTCGGTGAGCTGATCTGCCAGCTCGTACGGCAGATCTTCCAGGTCAAGTTCAATCTCGATCTTCGCCATCGGGCTTCACCTTTCCTATTGCGCCCCACGCTGGGGGCAGTTCGAGATACTTGCATACCCTGTGGCTGGTCTCCCAGTCGTCCCGGAAGTGACCAAGGATCTTGTTGCACGTCGAGCACAGCAGCCCCCGGACGAAGCCGGTGGCGTGATCGTGGTCTACCGCGAGCTTCTTGGTGATCCCCTTGGCCCGCTGGCAGATGTAGCACGAGCCTCCCTGCGCCTCGTAGAGAGCCTCGTACTGCTCCGAGGTAATCCCGTAGGTCTTGAGGATCCATCGGCCGTGAGAGGCCTCCTTGAGGGCCGCCTTGCGGTCCCTATGGCAGGTGGCACAGCGTGGACCGGGGGCGGTCACCTTGCGGGTGACCGAACCGCAGCCCTTGCAGGGTTTATTCATGACCCTTCCCATAGTTGAACGCTCCGGTGTCGAAGTCGTGTTGCAACGCTGCCTCGAAGGCCGCCAAGTGGGTGGGCGTCGAGTCGCACACCATCCCATGTGGTACGCAGACCACCATCCACCCACTTGGGGTCTCTTCGATGGTAACGCAGTGCCAGTTCGGGTACGGCTGGCTAGTGTTCAAGACACGGGTACGGCCTGCCGCAGTGGCAGTACATCACTTGGTCCATTCGTCAAGGAGCTTGAGGGCGAACTGCTCCACCTCGGGAGCGGAGTGCGAGCTGTGGGCCACGTGCTGGACAATGCCCCACACGTAGTCGTCCGACTGCTTGATCGTGAGGAGTTCGGCGTACTCCTCGACTGAGATCGTAATCTCTTCGGGCATCAGCCCACCACCTTCTGACAGTTGATGCACTGGTTGACGTACTTGCCGTCGATCCAGACGGCTACGATGCACGGCTGGTCACAGCACATCAGTCCTCCCACGCATTGATCTTATCCTCGGAATCCACGTCGGGACCATCCTTGAAGAGCAACGGAACCTCTTGCTGCTCTCGTTCCTCGATCAGGCAGATGGCGGGGGAAGCACTCATCTTGAAATACTTCTTGCCCATCGCATCCTGCGGACCGAAGCGGTTCTTCACGGTAGCAACGTCCAGAGTGCCAGCGTAAGCGTCACCCCACAGAGTGAGAATGAGCGTGGGGAGTTGGTTGGCTTTACCCATGATAGCTGAACGTGGAGGTGGACTACCACCCTTTGCCGACTCTGAAGTGTGATGGACAATAGTGATTGCGGTCTCCTGCTCACGCGCCATGTCCTTCAGCTCGGCCATGAGGGCCCAGTAGTTCTGTTCCCCCGCCCCCTCGTAGTCGATGTCCATCATGATGTCGATCACGGTGTGGTGCGGGTACTCACCGTTCAGCTCACGGAAGGCTTCCGCTTCCCGCCACATGTGCTCGAGCGTAGGGCTCGAGCGGAACGACCACCTGATGTGGTCCATGTCCTTGAGTGTCTCGTAGGCCAAGGCCTTCTGACCCATCACCCAGAGCTCGGTCTCCTCGGTCGGCGTTCCCGTCAGCATCGACAGGGTGCGGCTGGCCATGGTGAAGTCATCCGAATCCGACGAGTGGTACATCGTGGGAACCTCGGCTCCCATCTGTCGCACGATGTTCAGTGCGAGCACGGTCTTCATCGAGCCGGGGGGACCGGCGATCATACTGAGCGACCCCCGCCGGAAGGTCATCTTGTTCTCATCGAATACGGACCAGGGACTAGGCAGCGGCTCCCCTGCGGAGACGCCGCGCCTGACCTGTCGTGCGAGTGTCTTCACACAAGTCCCATCTGATCGAGGACTGTGAACAGCCGGTGAGTCGCTGGTTGAGCGTCCTCCGGATGACCCTTGATGATGTCGTCGATGACCTGCTGCCACTCATCCTTCGTGGCGCACACTGCGATCGAGTCGGACCCGTCCGCTTCCGTGCGATTGTATGCGTGCATGTGCACCTCCTTGATGCGTGGACCTGAGGGGATTCGAACCCCTGTCCATCCGTGTTCCGCGTGCGGCTTTCACGGATGTCGAAACCATTCCAGGCCCGGGGAGGTGGCCCCGAAGGGCCACCCTTACTCAGCTGTCCGGGAAGATCTTCCGGAGGTAAGCCTCGGCGCCAGCCTGGGCGTCGGCCACGCCCTCAGCGTAAGAGCCCTCGTACTCAGGCTCCTCACTGATATGGTTATCGATCTCCTTGTAGAGATCGGTGATGATCAGGTCGATCAGCGGCATCAGGACTCCGCCTTCGTGACCTTCATCGAGTGCTCCTTGATGTTGCCGACACGCTTGTCGAGCTTCTTGCCGAACACGTCACCGTTGTCGATGGACCCACCGGCCTCAGTGACAGCACGCTTGAACTCCTCCCGCTCCTGCTTGGAGTTGATCGGGATCCGCTTGAGGCCATCGTTGGTCTCGACGGTGATCATGATCTGGTGCACCGGCTGGAGGCCAGCCTTGGTGGCCTCATCCTTCGCGACACCCTTGGGCTTGCCGTCCACCCAGAACTTCTGGAAGCCGGGCTTGTTGTTCGCCTGGTCCCACTCGAACACCGGGGCGTCCGTCGAGATGTCGGTGATGACACCCTTGACGAACTCGCCCTCCACCTTCAGGTTGGCAACCGGAGGGCGCTTCTCGCCGGAACCACCGAACAGATCGTTGAGAGTAGCCATGTTTTCTAGTATCTCCTCGAGTCTCTTGTCTGCTTCTTGTCGATCTTCTGCAGTCATGTCGCTCAACCGCTTGAAGGCCATCTTACCACTCGTCAGAGACGACTACGGTCGTCTCCTTCTGCTCCCAGGGCTTCGGCTTGGGAGCCTCAGCCTCGGTGTCCCAGGGTGCAGGGTTGTCCTCGCGCTCATCGATCTCCTCGCGGATCTCGGCGGCGCCCAGAGCCTCCTGCATGAGCTCCTGAGCCCTCTTCAGGGTCTCGTCGATGACCTGGTCCACCTCGCTCTGCGAGGCTGCCACAGGGGCACGCACGGCCTCCTTGAGGCGCTCGATGGTGGCCTCTTCCTCCTTCTGGAAGGCGTGGACGTAGTTCACGTACGCCGCAGCGATCATCTCGGGGGACATGCCCGGCTCCATGGCCAACGGCAGCTCAACGTATCCGTACTGCACGACCCGGCTCGGAATCCGGAAGATCATCTCAGCCATTCTTGTACGCTCCCAGGTTCTCTTTGTCATCTTCGCAGTCCCAGCAGATCCACTCTTCCTCGACCGGATCGTACTCCATGCTGTCCGCACCGTGCACGTAGCACGACGCTTCAACTTCGGACACTTCGTCGAACCACTGCCTTTCGTTCCAGTAGTCGTCGTCCTCGCGGCTGCCCATCAGGTCCACCCACTCTCGATCTCTTCCTCGAACTTGCGACGCATGATCCCGCCCTCTCGACGGTTCACGAACAGGATCATCGTGACGAACACCTGAGGATCATCCCAGTCGGCCGAATAGAACCCCACCTGACAGCCGCTGTCCTTGGCCGCCTGGATGGCGGCCCCGATGTTTGCCGCATGCTCGGCCGGTGTCATCAGTCCTCGCCTGCCTGGATGCCAGCGATCGGGGTGCTGGTGCCGTCCGAGTCCGCCAGGTCCAGAGCCCAGCCACCCTTGACCTCCAGGTGGAAGCCGTCCTTGCGCGCGGCTTGGATGGCCCACCAGATGTCGCTAGCATGCCGGTTGAGCAAGACCTCACGGTCAGAACGGGTATCCGTCTTCAGCTGACTTGTCATAGTACTCGGTCCTCTTGTTGATTCCACTGTTGACCATGCAGTTCTCGGACTGGAAGCAGAACCGACAGCCGAAGCCAGCGTTGGCTTCGTAGTGCTTGCCGTCGATCCTGTCTACCACGGCTTGGTACTTCTTGCCAACCCCTAGCGCGTCGATCCCTGAGAGGTCTACGTACCTGGTGTTCGCTGAGCCCGGGGCCAGCATGACGTACCTGCCATGGAAGCCAGGGTAGTTCAGCGCCGGATCCTTGTGGGTGTTGCTCATCAGCAGGGCTGCGTACGTGATCAACTGGAAGTTGTCGGGCTTGGTGCTGCCGGTCTTCCAGTCCACGATCACCGGACCCTTGGTCTTGTGCTCACCGATGATGTCGATGAACGCCTTTACCTCCACAGACAGGCCTGGAAGCCTGCCTGAGGCGTTGTACTCGACTTCCCATACATCGATGTCATCGAGCTCCTCAACGGCCTTCTCGTAGCAGTCCACGGCCCTCTGAAGGGCAAGCCCCTCAGTGATAGGCGCATCTTTCGGACCACCAGCAAGCCAGCTTGAAAGATCCGGCTCGATGCGCATCTGCTTAGACACCAGTGGATAGAAGTACTCTTCCATCGGACGGTCAGGCTCGCCCTTAAGGCGAGCCTCTATCTTGTCATGGACAGCAGACCCGATGGGTATGTACCAAGACTGAAGTTCCTCCCCGCCCCGAAGGCGGGAGAGGTACCACTGGCGGGGGCAAGAAGAGTAAGTGCGGTACTGCGAGTAACTGATGTGAGTCAGAGTCATGACTCGATTGTATCAGCCTTCGGGTTCCGGTTCCTCTTGCGGGGAGCTCGAGTCCTCTCCCTCTCTCTCCCCCGCTCTCGTTCGCAGTCTTTGCATCGTCGGGACCTGGCATCAGCCCTCAAGGCCCAGTTGTTGTGTCCCTTGTGGCACTTCTCCTTGGGCTTCGGGAGCTTGGATGGATCCTTCACTCCTCCCGCTCCGGTACCTGCGTTAGGAAGCTCAGGTTTAGGGCGTTGACTGTCCGGGAACAGCCCCTCAGGGGGCTGTCCACCACGAGTGGTCCAGTATCTATCCAGTGCATTGGAGTTGTCCTTGCAAGCCTGCCTTACAGGGCAGGCTGCACACACCCTGAGTCCCTTGGAGATCAACAGTTCCTGGTACTCACGAGTAACTTCTTCCGAGTCACTCAGTTCAAACAGGTGAGTCGGCAGTCCATTGCAGGAGGCTTCGTCCCTCCACTGTTCGTACTCGATACGAGCCCCCTTCAGGGGGGCTCTGTAGATGTAAGTAGTACTAGCCACCGTGTCTCCTGTCTAGGCGCATCGTGGAGTACCTTGAAGCTCACTCCCTGGGGGTCGTGGCTTCGATCTCACTGTTTGCGCTAGGTACCTATTAGTACTATGCCCCGAGATCCGAGACCTCAAACATGTTTTCAGATGTGGCCTGCATCACGGTGCTCACCAGCAGGTCCAGCAGCAGTTCATCCACCTGCTCATCCGTGAGGGACATGATCAGCTTGCCGATGTTCACTTCCATGGACTTCCCCTCAGAATTTTTTGGGGTATGTGACCTGCGTCACATGGCCCACTGGCGTAGCCGAGTGGCCTCAACCACCTCGATTTCCTCGTGGTAGTTGTCCCACACGACTGCCATCCACACGCCGTCCACCTGCAGTACGTTGATCAGCGTTGCGCCCCACGCCTTGTCGGGATCTGTCTGGCACTGCACGCTGACAGTCATCTTCCGCATGTCACTCCTCACCTTCCTGTGTTACGGCCTGCCCGGTCATCCAACGCTTCCGTAGGTACCCGGCATGCAGCTCGATCGTGCGGCGTAGCACGTAGGACACATCGCGGTCACCGTAGTGCGCGAGTAGTACGTTCAGGTCCTTCGCGAACTGTTCAGTCACCTTCACGGTGACCTGCTTCTTGTCCCGCATGTCCGGATGTGTCATACAGTGATCCTCTCATGGTAGTATGGGGTCATGCCAAAGACGCGCTCGACACTCATCATTCCGGATGTTCAGTATCCGTATCACGACTCGGTAGTACTCGAGAAGGTACTACGTATCGCGGAGCGATACCAGCCCGACCAGATCGTACAGATCGGGGATGGCATCGACTTTCCTCAGGTATCACAGTGGTCCAAGGGTACTGCGGGCGAGTATGCCGACACCCTACAGGAGCACATAGACGGCTACCGGGCTGACTTTCTTGTGCCACTTAGGGAGGCGGCGGAACAGGCGAAGATCGTCTGGATCGAGGGTAACCATGACCTGCGTCTCCGGGAGTTCGTGAAGAAATATGCTGCGCCACTCACCAACCTCCGGGCGCTCGAAGTAGAGTCCCTGTTTGCCCTCGACGACCTGGACATCAGCTACGAACGTGGACCGCTCCGTGTAGCCACCAATACGCTGGTAGTACACGGCCACGAGTCGGGCGGGTACTGCGCCAGTGCCAGCGCCTGGGATGCCAAATTCTCCAAGCGTTACGGCAGTGAGAAAAATGTGATCTTCGGTCATACTCACCAGCCTTTCCTGATCACCCGAGCGTTCGGCTACTCGGGACGTGTGTCACCCAGGTTCACGATGAACGTGGGAAGCTTGATGGATCCCGTGGCTGCGACGTACGTGAAGGACGGAGCCGTGTCCTGGGCACAGTCATTCGCATGGCTGGAGGACGACGGGAAGAGGGTGTGGCCCGAGCTGGTTACACTAGTGGACCGACTGGGTTACTTCAAGGGAGAGCGCATCTGATGCCTAGCAAGTACGTGCCCAAGGTCTGCAAGAACTGCGGCGGACCCAAGCATTTCGGTGGCGGGCGTCAGCTCTGTGACGAGTGCTCCGCTCACTGCGGTGAACATGTGAGGTTCACGACTGCATGCAAGGCATGCCAGACCAGGCAGAGTGTGCGCTCAACTCGCATGAAGGAGTACGGGCTTACTCTTGCAGAGGTCATCGAGCTTGAGCAGATCGGGGAGTGTCAGGTCTGTGGCTCAACTTACAAGCTATGCGTGGACCACTGCCACGACACGGGCAGGGTTCGAGGGATATTGTGCTGGCACTGCAACGTTGCACTAGGTAACGTGCGAGACAATCCAGACACGCTGCGCAAGCTCGCCGATTACTTGGAGGTATGAAGATGTTGGACTGGACGAGATTGACGCCCGCAGTCGACCGAGCTGCGAGCATCGCTGCTTCCAACTTCCCTGCACACCACGACGTCTCCGACATCAAGCAGGAGATCTGGGTGTGGATCATGGAGAACAAGAACACCGTCACCAGAATCCTGACTGAGGAAGATGGGCCGGACCGGCTCGCAGCGCACCTGATTAAGGTGGCGCAGGGCGCCTTCAAGAAGGAGGACGCGGCGGTGTACGGCTACAGCCAAGAGGACAGGTTCTACTACTCGGTCGACCTGATCAAGAGCATCCTGGAAGTGGTCTTCTCGTACGAGGACTGGCAGTCGTTCGCGATGAGCCAGGACACTCAGCCGAAGGCTAAGGCGAACCCAGCTCACGGAGGCAACAACCTTGCCTCGTACGCCGACGTCAAGTCGGCGGTAGAGAAGCTCCCAGAAGACCATTACAACCTCATCGTGTGGCGATACAAGTACCAGTACACGTTCGAGCAGATCGCCCTTGAGACGGGGACCTACCGGCAGGCGGCACGAGAACGCCACGAGGCCGCTGTGAGGGCCGTTCAGGCCCTACTTGGGGAGCAGCCCCTTACGGACCTTCGCAGGGGCTTCAGCGGGCGTACAGAGGCTTCTGGTAACGCCGCTGCGACGGCTCGCACGGAGCGAGACTACGAGGGGTGATGTTACGAGTGGGCGTGACGGAGTCGAACCGTTAGACGTGCGTCACCTCCTTGCGAGAGGCGCTGATACCGATCAGCTTCACACCCTAGGGGCCCAGCCTTACCGGCTGGGCCTTTCTGCTAGTTGTTCAGCTCGCGCTGGAGTCGGCGGATCGCATTCTCACGCAGGATGTTGCCGATCGACAGACAGAGAATGGCCATCCACTGAATCGAGTCGGTGATGCTCATGTTCACTCCTCTCCGGACCACGCACGGAGCGCGTCATCCGCATCGATATCGTCTTCCACCATGTACTCGATAGCATCCTGAAGACGCTTCGCCCGGTCACGCCAGTGCACAGCGGTACCCACCACGCCTGCCAGAAGCAGGCCACTCACGAACGTCAGGGTGTTGGGCTTCACTTGCGAACCACCTTGTACCCCAGCTCATCGATCACCCGGAGGAACTGTCGCGCCTCCCAGTCGGTGTCGATCGAACCGGCGGCATGGCAGAGATCCTGCCAGTCCTCGGCCTCACCCAGAGCCTCGACGAACTCATTGTCGACGTTCACCACTCGCCGCTCCCCTTGATCTCTCGCTTGTAGTACTGGACCAGGTTCTTGTTGGAGTCCACGTTCAGGATACCCGACTTCAGGTCCCGCATAAGGACGCACGCGGGGGCGGTAGCGATAACCTCGAACACATGCTCGCGCTGATGCTGAGACACCTGGTCACCGACAGACCAGTCCGGATTGGACCAGGCCTCATCGATCTCAGCGTCGGTCATCTCGAGCATCTTGCCCTTGCCGTCAACCTCAACGCGACGCTTCGGCCGGAACTCCTCACAGTAGTCCCACGTCGGTGGGGACAGAGGGCCGAGCCAGCCGTACGAAGAGGTCTCGTGGACGATCCACACCCTCCCCGCCTGATCGTCGAGCCACGCGACTCGACGTACCTTGCCGTCGTACGGGCCCTTGAGCAGCATGCCTACCCTAAGGGGCGTGGCAGGCTTCCTGACGGCACCGAGGAGCATCTCATGGAACCCGTCGACAATCTCAGCAGCGATCTCCTTGAGAGATCGCCCCTCGTTGCGGTCGGTGTCCAGGAAGCGCATAACCTCGTCGATCTGCTGATTACGGCCTGGAAGGGACAATCGCCACCACCTCCTTGGAGATCTTGTAACCGACGACGGCCACCAGGTCGACCTCGTATACCCATGCAGCGAGGTCGGAGCCCTTGACGTACGACTTGGCGTACGACTTGGCGTCACCCTCGGGGTCGGAACCTCCGGCGCACACCTCGATGACGTTCCCGTCCATGAGGGCGTACCGAGCGCTAGGCGACTTGGACGCTACGTAGACTTTCACTACCTCTCCTTCCGCTTGCTGCGGACTGGCCAGCACAGAGCGAAGAAACCTCATCATCGGCGTCCACTCCTAGAGGCGTGCCTACTTATTTTTCGGCAACTCTGTGCTGACTAGACCGCCACCACCCGGAGGTGGTGGACGGATGGATGGATCAATGGTCAACCGGCTCGATGGTGACAGTGATCCTGTACACCTTCCAGCTACCCGAACCGTAGTAGTTGATGAACTCGGGGGTGTCGGAGAACTCTGACCCTCCGTTCTCCTTCAGCTCATCGAACACGCTGGAAGCGGAGTAGTCCCGTGTGTATGAGACTGCTTCCAGACGATCGGGCATGTCAGACTTCCAGGCCATCAGGATCCCTTCTTGACCATCACGGCGCCAGCGCGCCGTGTGGCCTTACGGGTGGACTGATCTACTGCGAACCACCATGCCCGACTGTTCCACACTCCAAGCTGGAGCCGGGCGAACTTGACCGTCTGCTTAGACGTCATAGCAGTCTGCTTCCATCTTGAACGGGTCGGCGTACAGTTCCCGGACGTACAAGTCGTTGCACGTCGGGGAGCAGATCACTTCGGGGCTTTCGAACATCTCGCCCCCACAGATGATGCACTTGGTATCGTCTGCCCAGTTCACCTTACGAAACATGACGTTCCCTTTCTACGGGCACTTGCGTGCCAGCGAGCGGGGGAGGAGTTGCACCCCCCAGAGGGCTTGATTACCCACCGCCCTGCCTTACCTACCGGTCGAGGTCTTTCAGGGCGCTACGAAGGGCTTCACCCCACGTGTTCCCATCATCCTGGGCGCTCTGCGCCGAATTGAGCGCAGAGAATGTCCACCAGGAACCCTCGACGACCCCCTCGTGCACCAACTGGTCCAGCAGCTCGTAGGCCGGGACGCCGCCAAAGCGAGCGTCCGCCCTTTCCAGCCGCTCGATGCTCACGCCGAGACCGGCGAGGAACTGACCCACAATGCAGTCAGGCTTGCCCTCGTGAACGTAGACGCACTTGGTGCCCGCAGTGTCCGGACGCTGGGTATAGACGAAGTCCTCACCAGCCGCATCGACAAGGGTCTGAAGGCCCGTGCGAACAGCGTTGTCGGTGACCTGGATCATAGCGATTCCCCTTTGAACAGAAGCGCCCTTACGGCGCTTCCCGTGGGTGTCCTGGACTCGAACCAGGATGTATGCCGTTCACCCTACCGCTGTCCTACCAACTTTCGGTCCAGTCGGTCCGGAAGGGGTTCAGCTCCGGACCGGCATCGGAGTAGTTCACGTACATGTACTCTCCGACCATCTCGGAGGTTGTCTCGTACTCCTTCTTGGCGTCCTCGATCTTTTCGATCACTCGCAGCCGAGTCCTGCCGGACGACACAAAGTCGTCCACGAAGATCCAACGCTTGCCGAGCTCGCCGAGCAGACGACCCTTGCCGTGATGGCTGTCGTCGGTCTCCTTGCGGATCAACACGAACTTCTTGCCCATCGCGAGGGCCAGGGCGGGGATGACAACGCTGCCCGAAAAGCCAGTACCGACCAGCGTGTCAAAATCCACGTCGCGGAGTCGGTCTGCGGCTGTCTCGATCACCTCTTCCAGGTTGAAAAGGGCTCTGTCCATGTAGTACGTGTTGAACCGGGCCATCACGACTCCCCTTCAGGAGCGTCCCTGTGACGCTCCCCGCGAGTGCCGGGGACTCGAACCCCGGAGTGTGCCGCTCACCCTTACTTGCTCCAGTCGCACGCCATCTGGACGAACATCCATCCGAAGATCAGTGCGAGAAAGATGTTCTCACTCACCGTACGCATCCTCACGCTGGCAGTCCTCGAACGGCTCACACTCGGCCTCTTCGCACTCCCAGCACATCGCTCCGGCCACGCCTATAGCGGTCTCGAAGCAGTCCCGGCATGCGCACGGTCGGTATCCACTCTCCGGGGCCTTGTGCACCACCGACACATCGGTGATACGACCGGCGGGAGTGAGGACCACCGACACGGCCTTGCCGACGACGTGCGAACCGATCCAGTGGGAAATGGACCGGTTCACCGACGTCCGGTTGGACGTGCCATCCTCGAACGTGATCAGCCAGTTCGGATTGCCCAGCATCGAGTTGTTGAGACGCTCGACGCTGGAGACAATGCCGTCCTTGACGATGACTTTGCTCATGTCCACTCCCTTACTTCAGCCTGTCACGCTTTGGCGTGACAGAACAGTGCCCCCTCACGACTCGAACGTGAGTGTATGCCATCAGGGCTGCCTCGCTATGGAAGCGTGATGCCGCCATCCTTGAAGGGATGCCAGGGCGTCTCGCGCCAGTCCAGAACGTTGTTGCTGCCGTTCTCGGACGGGCTTGTCTTGCGAACGAAGTGCACGGCGTAGTCGTAACGCCACGCCTCCGTGTAGGGCTCGTACGGCTGGCTGGCATAGAACGTGCCC